ACCATGATGGCAAATGGTGGGTTATACCAAGAGGCAATTGGTGGCAGCTGTTGTATTAACATTATTATGTTCATTACAGCGTTCATCATTGAATTGCCGGAACTTGTATGAGGCATTCCAGTTTGCCGGGTTCCTTCAACCATGAAAAATATTCCATCGGATGAGAAACCAATTGTCACATACTGACTTTTCAACCCTTCAATGATTTCATAATCCAAACCTAACATTTCAAACATGAGTATTTCCCACTCTAAGGCAGGTCGAGTTACATGTCCATCTTGTCGTTTTTGGTCACTCACTATTTTATAGCAAGTGTCGAAATCAATAGATAATCGTTGGCACTGCCCATATATCCAATCTGATATGTCCTCAGCGTGCGCTCCACTAGTATAAAAGATCCAATGATCTTTATTCCAGGAACGTGCTAAAGCTTTAGAAAAGGCATATAAGGCAGGTCCGAATGCCGCATTAAAACGGTCACTCTTTTGTACGATATTTCTAGGGTCTTCACAACTACGGAGGATTTCAGTTTTGATGAAAGTGCTCGCGAAATGATCATTTTTATTGATCGGTTCGTGTAGTAAAGTGTCGTATGCTATTTGGTGGTTTCTTTTGCGCGTGGCCGTGAAAGAAGGTCGATTGTTCCATTGTTCAAAAGACACTTCTTCTAAGGACCACCTCGGGAAGAAACCGTCGAAATCACCACGAATTAATTCGTAGTGTTGTACCCAGCTTTGAGATCTTAAAACTGAGCAAAGCTGCCGATTGCTGAGAGCAACGTACTCATTAATTCCGGAAGCTTGTGGATTGACTGGATGATGTTTGGCGATCGTAATACCGTGTACAAAGACCCGAGGCTTAAGAGGCGGAGACCCAGGGATCGGATCAGCGCTGATAAAGCCATTATTGGGATCCTTGTAGCGAGTAGCGATAAAACCCCACAAATAAGTATTGTGGACAGTAGCACCTGTGGTCCAGATAATTTCAAGACCTTGTTGATGATCCAGCCTATCATTGTCATCAAATTGGTTCGGCCTGACGACTTGGCCGGC